GCAGTCCTACCACTAAAGTTGCTGGTATAACTGCTGCAGCTTTTGTTGCATTATTAAATTCTAAACCAACATCAACAAGTGCAACACTGCCTGTTGTTACTACGGCCAACAATTCACCAACAACAGTCACATCTGGCGATACACCACAACCTGGTGCACCATCTAATACTCCAATCTATGCTTCAGGTAATGCTCCTAACGCAGACACATCATTACGCAAATCGAATCAAAATATTGCTCACGTCTGTAATTTACCGGCATCTGTTAGTACCGCATTATTTAAAGCAGGTTCAGTAGGCAGACAAATTATTCTTGCAATTCGTAATGGTATTAAAGCTCTATTAGCTTTTTTAGGTGTAACGCCAACTTCCAATGGATTAAGTTCACAATTAAAAAAATTAGCACACGATATTGCTGATGCTACTAAATGGGTAAAAGATTTAACCGCTCAAATTAATGGTTTAATTGTTTATGTTAATGCTATTAAACAGTTAATTGCTTATATTCTTGCTTTACCTTCTGAATTGATTGTTTTCTTTAAAGATTGTTTACAAAAAGCATATGCACAATTACAAGCAGGATATTTGTCTGTCGTGGCAGATTCAACTAATAGTATTGATACAAGTTCATCTGATAGTATTATTTCAGCAGCTAAAGATGTAATAAATCAAACATCACAATTAATTTCCGCTTCGGTTGCTTTAGCTGCTGCTCCGGCAAATTTAGCAATTGCTGCTTTAACACCAGGTCTAACTCCTGTGGCAAATACACAAGCACAACAAGCAGCAACAACAGCAGTATTTTCTGCCGCTGGATTTAATGCACCAAGTTCTGCTAAACCTTAGGACATATTATGGCTAATTCAAGTGGCGCAGGTACAGTAGATTACTCATGGACAGAACCGGTATCGGCATCCAATACACAGTACCCATACAACAATGTAATGCAGACCGAATCTGGTCATTTTCAGGAGTTTGATGATACTCCTGGTGCTGAACGTATTAGAACACAACATAAAGCTGGAACATTTACTGAAATTCAACCTGATGGTTCAGTAGTTCACAAAATACTTGGTACAAATTATACTATTGTTGCTAAAGATAACAATGTATTAATTCAAGGTATTTGTAATATTACGATTCAAGGTGATGCGGTATTGGACGTACAAGGCGATGCCTACGAACACATTAAAGGTGATTTTAATAAAGTTGTTGATGGTAATTATAATGTATTAGCCAAAGGTGATATGACTTTGAGTGCAGGTGGAGACTTAAATATTAACAATCTTGGCCAAACTGGATCAATTCACATGATTGCTGGTGATAGATTAATTGTTGATACTGATGTTACGGTTCATGGTGAAGTACTTGCTGATTCTTTACATTCTTCAGGTTCAGTAACCGCAGGCACAGGTATTCATGCTGGTATTCCTGGTTCAGCAAATCCAACCGCAGGCATTTCAACACTTGGTGGTATCAATGTTGGACTTCCTGGTCCTGCTACACCAGGGTCAATCACAGCAGTAGGTTTTATAAATGCTGGTATATCAATGTTTGCACCTACTGTATCCGATATGTTTGGTGCAATGGAAATGTTTAGATTGAAGGTAGACCAACACGTTCATATTGGTAACAAAGGTTTCCCAACATCACCACCAACTAGTCCGATGGAAATATAATCATGAGTGTATATGGTCGATTAGGATACAATTTCAACACATCATTATTTAATGGTGCGGATGTACTTTCACAAAATGTTATTAATTATATTAGTAACACAAACATACAATTATCTCAATGGCAGATTAATGACCTTGCCAATAGTAACGTTGGTGGTTATTATCAAAATCCACATCAATATGTATTGGCAACACTATCAATCTATTTAAACGGTTTGGCAACATTGGCCAATTCAAATACAACCATTTTTACTAATGCTCCAGACACAGCAAATACGTTATCTAGTAGTTTGGCAACATTATCTTCATCTTTAATTAGTTTTACAACTCATACTAATAATTTATCTGGTGTTTCTCGTTCTGCCAATACTGCTTTGTATCCAGATTTAACTTCTGCTTTGGCTGTTGGTCGCCAGATGTTAAACATAACCAGTACAACAGATGGTGTACAAAATAATACACCTATACTTGGTAATTTTACCAGTTTGTATATTGGACCACAGTTATCAAATTCAAGTAATAATATTACCATTGATTATAATACATTAAATAATTCAATTACAGCAAATACAAGTAATATATCAAATGCAGCAATGAATGTAATTGTATCTGATGTACAAACTTTACAAACTTTGGTTGATGGCCAAAGAACACAAGATTGGGCATTTTATCAAAATTCTTTATCAGTTCTACAAGACTATCAAACACTCCTACAATTTAGTAATATGGGTGGTACACAAAACTCACTCATTCAACTAATTGGAACCAGCAAACTACACTCTGAGTTAGGATACTAATGATTAATTTTAATTTACCGTTAGATGCCAATGTTGTATCATCCATTGTAAATCAAGTTATAGGTATTATTGGCAGTTCCAATGTTACTGGTACATTAGGTACTCCAGGTGTTGCTATAGATCCTGCTTACGTTCAAGCTAATGCTGCGTTTATACAAGCTAATGCAGCATACAATCAAGCCAATACAATTGCTTTATTTAACCAAGGTATAAACACTTCACAGAATAATTCAATCATTTCACTTAATAATTATGCACAAAATGTTTATAATTTTGCCAATGGTTTAAGTGGTGGTACTGCTACTGACGGAGTGGCTCGATTAGGAGTTACTCAAGTAAACACATATGCTGCCTCTGCATATGCAACTGCCAATGCAGCTTATACTCAAGCAAACACAATTACATCATATACACAAGGTGTTGATACAACTCAAAATACAAATATTTCAGCGGTAAACAGTTATGCAGCATCAGTATATACATTAGCTAATACACATACCAATAATATTAGTTCTTTAAATAATTTAACAGCTTCAGCATTTTCACAAGCCAATTCAGCCAATGCTTTGGCGGCTGGTGCATACTTTCCAGCAGGTACTGCATTAATATTTCAACAAGCTGCCGCACCTACGGGTTGGACAAGACAAACCACCCACAACGATAAAGCTCTGAGAATTGTTAATGGTTCTGGTTCTGTTGGTTCTGGAGGTTCGGTTGCATTTACTTCAGCTTTTTCAGCAGGCACTACTGTTGATGGTACTGCAATTAACGTTAGTCAGATGCCTGCACACAATCACGGAGTTTCGGATCCTGGACACAACCACGGAATTTCAGATCCTGGTCACTCACACGGAGTTTATGATCCTGGACATGCTCATATTTTTGGTGCGGACGACCAAGTTGCTACACAAGGTGGTTTTAGTGTAGCAGGAAATTTCTCATATGATGCCGTATCAACAACCTCTGGTGGTGGTGTGTATCTATATACTTACGGATCCGGCACTGGTGTTGGCATTTATGGTGCAAGTACGGGTATTGGTACATATGGTGCAGGAACAGGAATCAGTACACAAAACAATGGTAGTGGAGTTGCACATAACCACACAATTTCAAATTTAGCTGTACAATATGTTGATGCAATCATTTGCACTAAAAACTAAGGAATAATTATGACGGCAGAAAATCCACAATGGGTAAAACCACTATTTCCAGGTGATATTCCAGCAAATACAGCGCCAGTTTGGAACACTACAACAGAATCCTGGGAATTTGTTTCTATGGAACTAAAAATTACGGCAAACACATCAAATACATGATAAGAAAGTGATATTATAATGAAAATTGAAACAAAAGCAAATTGTCCTTTATTAGGAATGAAACCATGCCAACAACTCGAATGTTCATGGTTTATGAAAGTGGTTGGTAAAAACCCTAATACTGGTGCTGATGTAGAAGAATGGGGTTGTTCCATGGCTTGGCTTCCAATATTATTAATTGAAAACAGTCAACAACAAAGAGGTACAGGAGCAGCAGTAGAATCATTCAGAAATGAAATGGTTAAAGCTAATGAAAGTAGCCAGCAAATGTTATTGGCAGCTGCTAACTTAAATGAATTACCTAAATTAAAATAGATTTTTTACTACCAAAATCAACATAAATAAAGAATGGCAATCAATCAACACATATACTCAGACTTAGATTTAACCTTCTTGCCTTCACCGGCAACAGGTGATGTGTCTATGAAATATGATGAACAGGCAGTAATCCGTTCAATCCGTAATCTTTTGAATACCAATTTATATGACCGGTTGTTTCAACCAGACATTGGAAGTACATTAAATCGATTATTGTTTGAACCAGTAACTCCATTAACAGCCACACTAATTCAGAATGAAGTCACTCGGACGATTACAAACTACGAACCAAGAGCCAGAATCAATACTCTTGTTGTGAGTGCTAATCCAGATGGTAATGCCTTTAATGTGGCACTAACGGTTTTTATAGGTAATCAAACATCACCTACAGCAATTAACATTTTATTACAAAGGACCAGATAATGGCCGGCGCAAATAGTAACATGCAATTAACAAATTTAGATTTTGATTCTATCAAGTCTAACTTTATTACCTATTTACAGGGTCAAAATACATTCCAAGACTATAACTTTGAAGGTTCTGGTCTAAATGTTCTTTTGGACGTACTGGCATACAATACACAATATAATGCTTATTATTTGAATCAAGTTGCTAATGAAATGTTTTTGGATTCGGCAGTACAAAGAAGTTCTGTCGTTTCTCAAGCAAAAGTTTTAGGTTATACACCAAAATCAGCCATTGCCCCTACTGCCACGGTTAACGTTGTATTTACTGGCGTTACTACAGGTTCTTTAACATTACCTGCCTATCAGAGTTTTGGTTCTGCTGCAATTAACGGGGTAAACTATACCTTTACTAATCCTGATTCATATACAGTCAACACAGTAAATAATACTGCCACTTTTCAAAATGTGGTAATTAAACAAGGTGTACCAGCAACTTATTCATTTACTGTAGATTCTTCTACAAATCCAAAGTATCTGTTTGAAATTCCAGACAATGCTATCGATACAACAACATTACAAGTGTCTGTACAACAATCTTCATCCAATTCATTCACAGTTATCTATAACCCTGCTTCCAATTTCTTACAATTAACTAATACTTCACAGGTATATTTCTTACAAGAAGCATTAAATGGAAACTATCAAATTTATTTTGGTGATGGTGTATTGGGTCAAAAATTATCTGACGGTAATATTTTACGAGTAAACTACCTTTCAACTGAAGGTACGAGTGGCGCTGGTGCCAATTCGTTTGTATTATTGAATACTGTTTCAGGTTATCCACCTTCTGCTGTTATTTCGGTAACTTCTGCCACACAAGGTGGTGATAAAGAGTCTATTGATTCTATTAAGTTTCAAGCACCTAAGTCATATGCTGCTCAAAATCGTGCGGTGACTAAGAGTGATTACATTAGTATGATACAGGAAAATAAATTAGGTATTTCTTTTGATGCTGTAAACGTATGGGGTGGTGAAGAAAATAGTCCACCAGTATATGGCCAAGTATTCATTTGTTTAAAACCAACAGGTTCTTATACATTGACTGCCACACAAAAGACAAGATTGTTATCCGAAGTTATTTCACCAATTTCAGTATTAACTGTTAAACCTTCTATTGTCGATCCAGATTATACTTATATCGCATTGACTGTTGATGTATTATATGATCCAACTAAGACTACACAAACAGCTTCACAAATTCAGGCAGGTATTACAAATGCTATTCAAAAGTTTGGTACATCCACACTTAATACATTTAATTCATCATTTAATGCCTACGATTTATTAAATACGATCCAAAGTTATGACGCTTCTATTGTGACCAGTGACTTTAATTTACAATTACAGAAGAAGTTTTTCCCTAATTTATCTTCTACACAAACTTATAACTTATATTACCATACACCATTAAAAAAAGGTGTATTGTTAAGTGGTATTAGTAATTCACCAGACATTCAATATTTGGATCCCGTAAACAAGGCTAATACAATTACTGGTGTGTTTATCGAAGAAGTTCCATCAGCAACATATGGTGTAGATACTATTTCAGTTATTAATCCTGGTTATAGTTATCAGTTACCACCAAAAGTTACTATTACTGGTGACGGAACTGGTGCAGAAGCACATGCAGTTATTGTTGGTGGTGCAATTACTGCTGTTAATGTTACTTCATCAGGAAATAACTATACGAGTGCTATTGCAACAATTACTCCACAAACTGGCGATACAACAGGTCAAGGTGGTGCAGTTGTAGTTAATCTTCAGGGGAGATTTGGTGCACTAAGAACTTATTACTATAATGCAAATCAAGTTAAGACCATTTTAAATTCAAATGTTGGTACTGTAGACTATATTAATGGTGTTATTACATTAAATAACTTTAATCCTGTTGGCATAGATAATCCATTAGGAGAGTTGGCAATTACTGCAACTCCAACAACCTCAATAATTTCATCTACATTCAATGGAATTATAACAATCGATCCTTATGATCCTAATGCCATTACAGTTAACGTTACTGCT